AGATTGATTACAATTAATGAATCAGACAAGTATATGTCAAATTATAAGTCTCATATTAATGGGATTTTTATTGATGATTTGGGAAATACCAAGGCTGACTTTATTGAGAAGTCACCGTGTCAAAAGATCATAGAGATTGTAAACAATGTCCCGGCCTACGCAAATATGGCCGAAGCCGACATGAAAGGAAAGGTTTCAATTGAACCTAAGGCCGTTGTAATGACGTCAAATGTTTTGTTGAATGAATTAGCTTTTAAATTTTCTGAAGAACAATTTTCCATTGTTCGAAGAGCTCACATTCATATCAATGTTAACGTCAAGCCTGAATTTACATTCGGTACAGATGGCAGATTAGATTCTCGCAAGGTTTCTGCACATTATGGCAATTCGATTCCTGATATTCCGGATTTGTGGGATTGTGAAGTTTTTGTTCCATCGGAGCAAAACGATACTCATCTTAAAAAAGTTGCTGATATGGGCATCAAAGAATTGTTGGAATTTGTTATTGACGAATCTCGCTTTCACTTTGCTGAACAGCGAAGAGTGGTTGAGATGAACACAGATTTGAACAAAAAGATGAATTTTTGTACTTTGTGCAAAAAACCTTCCATATTATGCAACTGCACCCAATCCGGTATATTGACAACCTTCAATGAGAAGTACCTTGATTTTTTGGACTCAATGGAAACTTTTAATTGGGTTGCCATGTTGCCTAAGTGCATTTATGAAACAAATTTTATGATTTGGCTGATCGCTAAGCAGAAGCGTAGTCAGATCATGCCCAATTTTGTTTTATTTACCAAATTGTACCTAGTTTGTGTTTTAGCCTGCTTGTTTCACGTATTTTACAACAGATTTGTGAGTTGTGCAATTTTCCTTTTGTTGACGAAGCTGTATGTTTTGTACTTTGCTTCGAAGAGGGAATCCGTTATACATTATGTTGTTGACAGCAAGTCGGTAATGAAATCGACAGTGGGTTCAATTAAGCGTAAACACGTGGCTTATATGATTGGCACTAGTGCAATTGTATCTGCCATTTATGCTCTTGTGCGTATGTACAGAGTACAACGAGTTTTATCCCAAGGGAATTTAGCTCCTGTGTGTGAGAATGACGTTAGTGACCGCGACATGGAAGTTAATCCTTGGGCCGGCGTTGTTATGAATGAACTCCCTGTTAGTGAAGCATCCAGAATTACAAATGCTGAGAATCTTGAGAAAGTAGCGTTTAAGAATTTGTGTTATGTTGAAATGGAACTTGCAAATACGAAGCGATTTTGTAACGCATTTTTTATTGGTTCGAATATAGCACTTTTTCCGCAACACATGCTTGTTGAAGACTCTGTTAAGGCAACTTTTACTAAGTATGATCCAGAGAAGATTGGAGCATCATTTCATTGTATCATTAGCAAGTCTGCTAGTGTTATGATAGATGGTACAGATTTGGCTCTGGTGTACGTACCTAATGGTGGAAGTTGGAGAGATTTATCCAAATTTTTGCCACTAGGTGCAATCAGAAGTTGCCCGGCATCTTTGCTCTATAAAACGAGTGAAGGTAAACTGAAGAAGGG